AATATTATAGTTGATGGCCGCGGGTCTGGGAGTTCTAGTATAAATGGGACTCCAGGACTCCGCAAAATATCACAGAAGTTGAGAGAGTCCTGGTACGGACGGAGTCCCAAGATGGAGTCCTCTACATATTTACAAAAATGCCACTAAACTATATCATTTGCTATAAATTAAAGGCTGACATTACTTAAATTATTACACAATTCTTTCTTCTTATCTGTTAAACCAATATCCCTATATTCAAAATCACTTTTATCTTCTTTAATTGCTGATTTCTTTCTTTTCTATATTCAAAATCATTTTCATCTTCAGAAGTTGTGGGTTTCTTTTATTTTCATATTCAAAATCACTTTCACTTGAACGCTCTCTGTTCCATTTTCAATTGAACGCTTTCTACTCCATTTTCACTTGAACGCTCTCGCTGCGCGACCCTGTGTTTTTTAATGGATTCTCATTTAGTTAATCCCCCAAATGCCTTTAATTATATAGAATCACATCGCGATGAATATCAGCTTTCTCATGACTTAACTGAGATTTTCTTGCAATTTCCATCTACAGCATCGCAATTAACAGCTAGAATAAGTCGAAGCTGTATGAAAATCGATCATTGCGTCATTGAATACAGGCAACAAGTCCCTATTAACGCTACAGGATCAGTAATAGTGGAGATTCATGACAGAAGGATGACGGACAATGAATCATTACAAGCGTCATGGACTTTCCCGATCAGATGTAACATAGATCTACACTTTTTCTCTTCTTCATTTTTCTCCCTCAAAGACCCTATTCCATGGAAGTTGTTTTATAAGGTTTGCGATACGAATGTTCATCAAATGACCCATTTTGCGAAGTTTAAGGGTAAACTGAAGTTGTCTACGGCAAAACATTCCGTTGATATCCCATTTCGAGCGCCAACTGTGAAGATATTGTCAAAACAATTCACAGAAAAAGACATCGATTTTTACCACGTTGGCTACGGGACATGGGAGAGAAAGACAATCCGTTCAATGTCATCATCAGCATCGAGATTCCAGAGCCCATTGGAGCTTAGACCAGGAGATACATGGGCTGTCAGGAGCACCATAGGATTAACCCAATCAGATGTGGGGTCTGAAACAGGTCAAGCGTCATATCCATACAGAGATCTAAACAGATTGGGTTCAACAGTTCTAGACCCAGGAGAATCTGCTTCAATAGTTGCGGCCCAACGGACACAATCAAACATCACATTATCGCAAGCCCAATTAGACAATATAGTTAGGACTGCAGTACAAGAGTGTATTAACACTAACTGTATCCCTTCGCAGCCGAAATCCCTCAATTGATGTAATATAAAGTTTTTATTTATCCAACATAATCAAGATCATAAGATACAAATGTAGATGCTTTAGACACAACATCTGACATCCAACAATAATAGACTAACAGGGCGTTCTTGCTTATATTCGCATAAACACCATTACATGATTCGTTATCTAAATCTTTAAAAGTCGCCCAACAATTATTACGCTTATTAGAGAGAGTCATCGTTCCTTCAAGATCTATCATCATAGTATCTTTATTAGCAGATAAAACACGTTTAAGAACATGTCTTATATAAAACCGGTCTTTCAAAGATTGAACAATATCCAATTTACCATGACTGTTTATCCTTGCACCAAACAACTCATCAAATGTATGCAGACTTCCGGATGAATTCAAGTGAGGTTTGCGATCAACAACGATTACTAAAGAAAAAACGCCTTCTGTAGTAGGAATAGAACCTTCAATGCTCATATCAACAGGAACACGGTCAATCTTAACTGTTCCCTTAAAACTCAATCGTTTAATCTTAATATACGACCGGGAACGATTGGGCTCCGTCTTCACGAGATTAGGAAAATTGATATACGTTGCAATTGCCGTGTTATGGCCCATTACAAACTCAGGCCCAAACTGATTCTCATGCATTCGCTGTTCTTTCATTTTTACACCATCATGTGAATTCCTTGTGTTGTTAACACCACGTTTCCATTTGCCTCTTTTAACAACATATGCACGCTTGTACACAGGATTCCGTGTAGAACTTCGCCGATAAGTAGTTGACATTCCTGTTCTATATTTAGATGGATACATTTTCAAGAATAATGAAAACCAATATTATCCGATTATCCAATTAGGCGATTATTATCAATATATATAAAATCATGACGCATTAAATGATTTATAAGCGTTCATCATGAAATTTCATTGGTCCATTAAATATTTCGTACAGTCTGCCACCTGACATATGATTGGTACGAAAATGGTCATTTAATTTTTCCACACTTCAAATTTTAAAAACTTATTCAGATTTAACTAGGCATTATCCAATGGCCATAAATGTATCATATAACATCAACTTTATTTCCATAAAGAGCGTTTTTCATTGGCGGACGTAAAAAACGCGCTCAATCAAATTCACGGATTTCAAAATAGCGCTAAACTAAATTCGTTAAAATAATCGCGCCGATATAAATGTGCCACGTAATTCATGAAATATGAATCATACGGTCATAAAAACACTACATCCGACAACGCGCCGCATTTTACGGAACCTTGTCTGGACTCCAACTGGGGGGGACGGCCTAGATCGCGCCACGTAGGCGGACTCCAAAATCGCGCGGCCATCAGT